CCTCTTCCCATTTTGTATAATATCGTCTCTCTGAACATCTTCCCGATTCCCATTGTCTTTTTGTAGTTTTTTAGGTACAACAAAAAGGCTGCCATTTCTGCCAGCTTCAAAAAATCATATTATTTAGAACAAATCAGGCTATATACCGTCTGAATGATGCTCGGACGTTTTCCTCGCTCACCGTCACGTACATCATCGTCGTATCTGGTTTCTGATGACCTGCGTACATCTGGATTTCTTGCAGTGGAATTCCTCGGTTTCCGGCATCCGTCAGTAATGTGCGACGGAATTTGTGCGGATGAGCATGGATTTCCGTCTTCTGTCCTAATATTCGCAGCATAGATTGAATAGCCTGCTTCCCAAGTCGGGTATGTGGCCGCTTATTGCTCACGAACAAGGCCGGGTTTGTATCATCTCTGGATAACAGATACTTATGCAGATGATATGCACAGTCATCCGTCAGGTATACTCTTCTCTCTTTCTTGCCCTTTTCCCCGTATATAATCACTTCTTTATTTCCCCAGTCAATATCTTTCCGGTTCAGTCGTACTACTTCGCCGATTCTGGCTGCTGTGCTGTACAGGAACGCCATGATTGCTATGTCTCGCTGGCACTCCGCGTTACAGCGCAGATGCTCCATTTCAGCCTGCGTAAAGGGTTTCTTAATCATTCTTGGTACCTTAATCTTCTTAAGGCGTCGCATAGGGTTCCTGCTTATGTAGCCTTCGTCTGATACCCAGGCGAAAAAGCTACTCAGGTACCGTCTGATCGTATCAAGATAAGACATTGATATCTTTCTCTGTTCCTGGTATACCGCAAGATAGTACCGAATATCGTTCGTGGTGATATCTTGCAGTCTCTTATTTAGAGCCGTAACAAGCTTAACCACGCAGTCATTATACCTTTCCAGTGTTCCCGGACTGCAGTTCTCGATTCTCTTCGAGGCAATGAAGGTCCTGAGGATTTTCTGCCAGTGAACCTCTGACGTGACAAGCTGCGTGCACTCTTCCTGTACTTCTATCCCGTGAAATTCTATTGCCAAAACATTCTCAAGACGCTGCAGCTGTTCATTTGTAAGTACGTCCTGCATTCTTCCTATTATTTTTGATTGTATACTTTCGATTTTTGTCAAAATAATGCACCTCCTATGGTCTCATTTTGCCATACTGGAGGTGTTGTTTACAAATCAATTAAATGGGAAGAGGAAAATTATAAAAAAGCATAAAAGCATGTGATCATCTGAGTTTTTGTCGATTTTATTGTTACGGTCCTATCCGAATTGCTGACAGTGATACCGTCCGGAAGTGCTGATGTGGTCACGGTATAACCAATATTGATAGAACCTCCGAGGTAGAAAACAACCATCGCTTTCTCGATTATGATTAATCCATGAGTGGCAGCACGTACATTTTTGATAGTAAGCGATTCGCCAAATGCTTTTTCGTACCTCAGAAAGGGCTTACTATTTAATTCATTAAGTGCGGCTGGAAGTGTCTTGGTTCCCTGGTCTAATGTATACTGCTTAGATGTCAATTTTGTGAGAATTGCATCTGCCAACTTATCATAGTCAATTAACTTCTCTTCAGTCGCTCCGACCAAGAGGAGCTGGTCCGAAGATGCTGGTGATGCAGCAACTGGTAACGCTGTTATATTCTGATCTGCCATTTTTTATTTCTCCTTCCAGATTGTTATGTGGTTGCCAGATCTGGTTGTAAGCTGTTTTCCAGATCTTGTCGTAAGGTTCAAAGTGTCATATGTAGCGAATATTCCCACGCACACGCCGCCAAACTCGTAGTCGGAGTTGTTGACCGTAATGCTGTATCCATATCCGAGATAAATTTCTCCGGATTCCGTCTTCCTGTTCCAGGTATACCATCTGACCGGGTATGTTTTTGTAACATCGGTTCCGTTCTTGTACACTGCTGCATTCAGGGTGGTCGTGCCATCGCCGTTATCGTGGTATTTCACGTTGTATAACAATGTGTTATCCGTCAGACCGTGGAGATCTGTTGTGGTCTCAGACAGCTCCGTCCGGAATCCTTCCATACTCGTCTCTATGTTCGCTACATTCTGGTTTGTTGTCACAATAGCTTCTTTTGCCTGATCTGCAGTTCCTTGAGCTTTTTTGATATCATCTGTCAGGCCTTCCGCATCAGCAATGATGATCACTGTCTGTGTGTCCAACTCGGACACCCCTCCTGCAGATAAGAGAGTGCATCTGACTGCTTTTACGTTCACGCTTGAGGGCGTATAGATCTTCTGGATTTCATCAGATGTCGAGACATATTTGAGAGTATACGTCGTTCCATCCTCTGTCTCCTGGATGCTGTATCTTCCGGAATAGCTTCTGACCAGTCCATTATCATTCTGCGTTGCTGAGAATGTAATAGATGCCGGTATCAGTGTCTTTTCGTCTTTCTGTTTCCGGACTGCCAGTGTGGAGCTATGCAGGTCGTAAGACAGACCGATTTTTCCGTCTTTTGCTTTACTTATACTGAAACGCTTCCGGATATGTGCTCCTCCGGACTGCACAAGGATGTATTTTCCTACTCTGGTCGTAATTTTTAGACCCTTTCTCGTGGTCAGATATCGTTCTCCGGTTCCGTATAGAGCATCAATATCAACATATCCGTCATCCGTGCTCATGGCTGTGACATAGTATGTCCTGCTTGCATCGTCCCAGTGTCCGGTTACACCTGCAGATGTAGATACTGAGAAAACGCTGTCATCAGAGACATCCGTATCTCCGAGATATACCGTCATTTTTGAGAAACAGTCGCTATAGTCCCCGCCTGAGCCATCTGTGTTTGTATGGACCACGTGTGCATCGTTATTTAATGCGGCTCCAATGGCGTCCAGTGTGGATATTCCAGAAAGTACGGACAGAGCCTGCTGTGCTGTCTTCGAAGCAGCTCCTGCCGTCTCATTTGCCGCATCTGCCTTACTGGCCGCTGATGAGGCTGTGGAACGGATTTCTGTCACGTTCTGATTCAACTGGCTATACGTCTGATTCAACGACTGATTCTGTTCATCGAACCAGATCCGGCTGCTCTTGATAGTCTGCGAGCTGTCATTGATTGCTGATATCACGGATGGGATGTCTAACTTGGAACCGGCTATCGCTGCATTATCTGAGACCATCTTATTGACGATCAGGCCATCTGCTATCGCATCAGGCTTAACACCTGTTGCATCGATCAGGATGCCTTTTCCGGTCTTATCAAACAGGGAGAAGGTGAAATCTCCATTTGCATCCCGGCCGGCCTGCATCCGGATTGTACCATCCTCATCGGACCACTGCTGCGTTGCTCCCTGGATACGGATACCTCCGTCGTCGGAAGCTATCAGGAATTTGTTTGTGCTGATAGTACCGGCAAGAAGATCTGCTACGGATACCGTCTGCATCACGGCTGATCGGATCAATGCTGAGTCAATGACTGCGTTCTGAGACGTCAGGTGGATGTTCTGCAGATCTCCGATTCCTGCCCCTCCGGACAAAAGTACTTTGATATTTGCGTAATTTCCATTCAGGATATCGATCTGCGCGTTAGCTGCTTTAAAATTCGCAGCGGTCAGTTCCTTGAAGTTACCAACCTCTCCATTTATTTTTTGCACATTCTCTTGTACTACATTCAGATTCTTGATCGTAGCGTATGTGATGTTCGCGGTATCTACATCTAGCTTGTTGATCATCGCCTGGTCGATCATGACTAGCTGTGCGTAGTACCGTTCCATCTCTTTTGTTTGAGGTCCCTTATAGTCTGCATTGGTTTCTTCTTCTGACAGGCCGACCGCCTCGACAGAGTACGTAAGGCCTCCGTCATATTCCCATTCCAGTTTCATGACCGGGACGTTATATGTATTTCCGGACAGATCTTCCACTGTCAGGACATCCCAGGGATCCAGGCGAGGATCTCCCATCATTTTCAGAGCGCCTGGCATGTATGAAAAGTCCTTAAATGCTGTCAGAATATTATTGAGAGCCGTTTGCGTCATGAATGGATTGGAAAACGACACGGACCTTGCTCCGGATCCTGAAGATATTGATATGCTTTTTCCATTTTTGTCCTGGCCCGTAAAACACACAAATTTTGAAACATTAAAATTGTAATCATTATGTTCAAAATTTCCCCAGTACCGATTTGGTTTTACCTTATAATCTGAATCCACATAGGTATGCAGCTCGATCTGACCTCTACGATTACATACAGCAAACGCGCCATGAAGCTGTGCCACATAAGAAAGGACTTCCCTGCAGCTATATCCTTTCGGCACTTTCATGGATATCGCCGTTAATCCGGTTGTCACTACAGGAACACCTGTGATATCCGCAATCTTCTTCAGTGCGGCCACTGTATTTGTGGTTGTGCCATCCATGGAAAACGTCCGCTCTGTGTTCATCATACGGTCGTAAGCTGTGAATGTGATCTGATCGTCCGCTTTCTTTGGCTTCCCTACGGTAAAGTATCCCATCGGGATGTATTCTGTCAGACCGTTCACGTCCATCCCGATCTGCAGGAGGATTTCTTTTCCCTCGATCAGGAGGTTGCCATCCGGAATCGTTACCTCGATATACTGGGACATGGTCGATCCTAGGGAAAAATCATCTTCTGCCTCAGATCCTCCGGTGAGCTTGATGCTCTTAACCTTTGTGATCGATACCTTGTCATAAGTAAGCAGACACTTAAATGTTCGGGAATCCTGCTGTACCAGGTTTCCGAATTCTGCTGTTGACTGATACACAGGACCGCCTCCTTACTCTGTAATCATAAACTCAATGACATCCAGTTCTTCCATGGTCAGTGAATCATACTTTTGATCGTCATCGCATTTTTCGACAATATCAATTGATACCGTGTGGATTTTCACTGCAGTTTCAATCGCTAAAAGTTCACTCATATCCTTCTCAAACTCATCTTTGTTTTCGAACACATAGCAGCTATCCTTGACAAGATATTCTCCCTTTTTGTCCTTTTTCGCATATCTGGCAATAAGCTCTTCTCTTTCTTCCATGTATGCAGTTGCCGCTTCCTGGACTGCTGCCATGTTCTTCTTGATCGCATACGCCAGACGAACTGGCAAATGTTTCTCTCTTAAGCCTGCACAGGTGTTAAGGAATGCTACAATCTCACTGTTCTTCATCTTCATGCTCCCTGTTCCTCCGTATCAGTATCTTTTGCAGTGTCTACCGTCCCCTGATCTTCCAGTTTCCACAGGAGCTCGTCAAATGCAGCCATATCTTTTCTGCATTCTGCTTTGTTCGCCTCATACATCTCCTGATCCTGAATGGTCTTTGTGCAGTTGCTCTTTCCGGTTTCCGGAACCTGTGCAGACATGTATACCACACTTCTTCCATCGATGATGGAGCTGTAACTGAGATTCATTGATTTTGTACCTTTTAACATGTTCGTTTCCTCCTTATTTCTGTACTATGCTTACAGATGCGCTCTTATAGAAAAAAGTCCCTCCAAGCCAGCCAAGCTGTTCCTTTGTCAGGGTTCCCCTGTACGATGTGATCGTCAGATCAATTCCATCATCACGGAATGAGATCGGGAAAAAGCCTGCGATCATGACCTGTTTGATCAGCTTTAACTCCGTTTCTTCAAGGATCCCCCATTTTATTGAGACATCCTTTTTCTCAGCAATGACATCTCCGGCCATTTCTCCTGACGCCAGACGGCCTGTATTGGAGGACCATATGATCTCATCATTTACACTTATTTCTACTGGTGCCGGAAGCGTGACACTTCCTGACCACAATATTTTCTTAGCCATGTATCACGCCTCCCTTAGTAAAGCAGCTCCGGTTTCCCGGTTGCTTTTGTGTTCTGGTTTGTCTTTCTGATGAAATATTTTCGGATTGCTTCCGGATCCAGTTCTACAACCGGCAGATTCTTAATCAGTTCTATCAGTTCCTGCAGTAGCTTCTCTGTTTTTGCAGAATCGCCGCCTGACAGTTCTGCTGCTGCCCTTGCCATTTCCAGTAGCTTTCCCTCCGGAGCCACAACTTCACCCTGGTGCCGGTTATCACCAATCATGGCCAGCTGTGGAGTGTTCGGTTTTACATAACCACCTTGTGCCAAAAACGGAATTGTACCAATCGAAGGAATGCCAAAGCCACCGAAGCTCCATCCATTTCCACCAATTCCCGGAATCCATGAAGGCACCGTGATCTTGAAATTGATGCTGTTAATCCGGTTGATCAGTCCGTTAACCGTTCCGATCACTGCATTAAAGCCTGATATGATTGCATTGACTGGCGTTCTTGCAAGTCCTGTAAGTCCTTCGAATACACCTACAAATGTCTGTTTGATTCCATCCCATGCCTGCCTCCAGTTCCCCGAGAACACTCCCTGGATAAATGTCAGCAAGCCATTAAAAATCTTCTTGATGCTGTTGATCTTTGTCCGAATGCCCGCCAGAAATATGTTTAAAACATTTCCGAGCACACCAAATCTCTTCGACCAGTCTGTCTGGAATACAGATGCAAGCCAGTTCCTGAATGTGTTGAATTTCTCTTTGATTGCATTCCATTTTGAAGTAACGCTGGTATACAGAGCATGTATCGCATTTGAGCAGTTTGTGGTTAATGTGTTGAACGCATTTACCGCTCCATCTCTCAGGCCACATGTTTTATCAACAACCCAGTCCTTAAGTTTTGTAGCCCATTTGCAGATCGTATCCCAGTTCTTATACAGCAGGACTCCTGCTGCGATCGCTGCTGTAATCGCAATCACCAGAAGTCCAAAAGGACTTGTCAGGAAAGTAACTGCTGCTCCAAATGCGGTAGTGAGTGCCGTGGCAATTCCGCATATCGCATTCCAGGCAGTCGTGGCTGCCGTCATGGCCATCTGTGCCGCTGTATCCGCTATCTTTGCCGCTGTGGCTGTCGCAATACTAAACGCCTGTTTTCCAAGTGCTGCAACGCTCTGCCCTGCGCTTATCACAAAATCTTTTGCGTACAGAGCAGTTAAGTACATCGTTTCTGCTTTGTCCGTGAGCTTTGCGGCTATATTCCCCAGAAGCGCTGTCCGAATTGCTTTCAATGCTCCTATGACGCCACCTGACTGCTGGATAAATGAAAGCAGCTCCGTAACTTTCCAAGCTGCAAAAAATCCAGCAACCATCGTAGCTATAAACTGTATATCGCCGGGATATGTTGTGCACCAATCAGAAAAAGCTTTCAGGGCCTCGTTAATTCCGTCCCATGCCTTTAAAAATGCACTACCAGTCCACTTTGCTACTGGCTCTAAAACACTATCCCAAAACCAGTTAAATAATGGCTTCAACGCTGTAAGAACACTGTTTACTGCATCAATAGCAAGTCTCAGTGTATCCAGGAATCTCGGAACAACTTCATTTGCGGTCCAAGTACCCAGCGGAACCAGAATATTCTCCCAGATCCACAGGAGGCCATCTCCTACATTGACCGTAAACTTCGCCAGGGAATCCCAAAGCTTTGCAAGAGCCTTGTTGATCTTTCCAAAGTTTACTTTCATCAGTCCATCATTCAGAGCATTGATGAAGCGTGGAAGACCGGTTCCCATGGTCCACTTTCCAACAGGAACAAGGAAGTGCTGCCAGAAGTCTTTCAGAGCTGTCCAGCCAAACTTACCAAGTCGTGCAAGGCCATTGTTCCAGAGATTCTTGAGGGCTTTCGTTGTCGGCTCGATGGCCTTCTTCATATCCTCGAAGACTTTCTTCCATTTCTTCCCCAGTTTAGATACTGCATCTTCGCCAGTTGATAGAGAACCGAAATCTACAGGACTTCCCAGGCTTCCGCCAGATACACCAGAGCCTTTCGGAGTGCTGCCGGAATCTCCTGTGCCTCCGGATGAGGATTCCGATGGTTCGGAGAGCTTCGTGATCTTGTCGAATCCCATCAGGGACCGCATCTGTTTTGCTGCTTTCTGCGCTGCGTTTCCGGTCTTCTTTACAGCGGATGTTGTATCATTCGCCGCATCTGCCGCATTCTGCAATCCTGTGCTGGCATCTGTTGCCGCTGTTCCGGCCGCCGCAATCTGGGCACTTCCTCCCCCGGATGATCCGGAGTTCTTGTTCCCGGTGATCAGCTCCGTGAAAGCTTTAAATGCATTCGCAAGAGTGACCAGTTTTCCCAGAAGGTTGTTCACTGCCTGTATGATCGGCGTGAACAAATTGATCAGTCCCTGGCCGATCGATGCTTTCAGGGAATCAATCTGTAACTTCAACACCCTGACCTGGTTCGCCCAGGAGCCGGATGTCCTGGCGAAGTCTCCGGATGCTGCAGATAACTGCTGCTGTACGAACGCATACCGCAAAGAGACTTTTTCGGCCTCTGTCATCTGCGCCGTGGTCTTTCCATACCCGTTCGCAAGGGCATAGCTATCCAGAGCTGTTTGGGTCATGACGACGCCCAGGTCCTTGAGGGACTCCGTCTCGCCTGTAAACACAGACTTCAGCTTTGTATATGCTTCGTCTTGACTAAGGTTGTAGAATGACGCTACATCCGCAGTCAGGGACGTGAGAGCAGTGCCCATGTCGTATGCCTGCTGCTCATTGAAGCCAAAGGCTTTTGCCATTGCTCCAAACGTACCTGTGTACTTTTTTGCCATAGTCTCACTGAGGCCTGATGCCTTCAGTGCAGACTGGGCAAACTTGTCAACCTGTGCTGACATATTCGGGAAAGTAACATCAACTACGTTCTGTACCTCTGACAGATCACTTCCAAGATCCAGGCAGGACTTCCCGAAGTCCACCAGTTTCTTTACAGCGAACGCCCCTGCCAGGGCTGCACCAGCTTTTTTTGCAAGATTCTGCATCCCTGACATCTGTGTCCGGAATGAACCTTCGTTAACAACCAGATCCAGGCCGATCTGGCCGATGCTTGTTGCCATATGTACCACCTGCCTTTTTGAGGCATCGGCACAATGGCACTACTTGCCTAGAGTAATTTCAAAAACTTTCTTGCAGTGCCGGGCCTGGCACTTAATAAAAACACCTCGGCATCTTGCATCCGGGGCATACTGTACTTTTTGTTCATGTCCGCAGTATGGACATCTTATTTTCTTTTTCTCAATTTCTGCTCACCCCTCTCTCGGGCCCAGGCCTTCCCAACTTAAGAATCCCATCTTCATCGCATCCAGCTGTGCTTCAACCTGTGCCCTGTCTGCTGTGGCTGCGATCTGTTTTGCCCGCCGGCGTTTCCATTCATTCCGGATACGATGCTGTTCAGGTGTAAAGTTCTCCAGAACATTCTTATCTTCCTCTGTTCGGATAGCTACGATCCGCCCCAAGGCCGTATCTGGGCCAAGGCCGGATAGCAGGCTGGCAAACTCCGCCCACTTCATTCCTGCCGGCAGTTCATGGGATAAGCGCAGCCCGTACTGTGACTGAAAGCTGCTGACGATCAGATCGAAGTCGTCAAGCAAGTCATAGCACGGGTCACTGCTCCCCCTCGTCTTCTCCTGTTACAAGCTCGATCGCTGTGTTTACAATCAGCATCAGGGATTTTGCAGACAGTTTTTTTCCATCCTTCTTGTACTTGCAGATCGCCGAAAGATCTCTTTCACTGAGAAGAAGTCCCAGAGCCTCCTTGATCGTACTCAGACTTTCGCCCTTGCTGAGTACACCCATCAGCTTCAGCATTGTCTCAGCGTCAGCTCTTACTCTTACCTTCAAATTCCCGATTACAAGTGTCGGATCTGTATCGAACTCAAGTTTCTCTGTGATATTTACTACTTTTGCCATAGTTTTCTCCTTTTCTCCCTGCAAATCACACTGCAGGTGTAATGGTCGGTTTGCCGTTACCGTTGATCTCAACTTCCAGAGCACCTACGTTGGTGGAATCTCCACCTCCGATGTTCTTCACATCAAAGATTGCATTGTCCCAGGAGATCGTGGTTCCATCCGGATGCATCCATTCAAAGTAGCCTTCTGCATCGTGTCCGATCTTAAACACTTTTCCCGCTACATAGTCATTGCCGGTATCACCGATGTTCCTTTTTCCGGAAAGAGTGATCTTGATGCCTTTCGCAGTCATCAAACCTCTCTGCCATCCTTCTGTATCCATCGGTGTCCATGTCTCGACGCCGTTGGTAAACTCAGGAGTGAATGTTTCCACGTCTGCGATCACTGTAGCAGCTTCTTTGGATGCTCCGACTTTAAATTTATTGTCCAGCACTGGGAAAACGTTCGTTTTTCCAGCAAATTTCTGCAGGTTCATTTTCATATCATTCGCCTTCTTTCTTTTTCTCAAAAATAACAGCTGCTTCTATAACCCATTCACAGATACCGACATCATCTTTGCCGATATCCTGTGGGTCATAAAGCAGCTGAAAAAATTTTATGGTTCCTTCTTCTGTCTGAATATCTCTTGCCCTTCTGAGCGTCTCATATAAGCCCATAGCGACCTTTTCCGCATCACGTGGAGACTTATTCCAGTGAACTAAAATCGTGACGTATTTCTCGCCATAGCCTTCCAGATCCGGGCCTCCAAGAGCTCTATGGGAGCTGTACTGATGCTTACTGTTATACACTCCCAGGGACTTTTCCTTTTTTGTATCCAGGGTTCCCATGTACACATGTTCATCCTCTGTGATGCCAAGAGAAGAGATATATTCTCTAACACTTCCCAATGTGATCATACGCCTGTCAACCTCTTATAGAATTTCTTAAATGCTTCCGGGGCAAAGTCTGATGCAGGTCCATTCGGCGGGATCCAGTCCTCGTACCATTTGCCCTTTGCATGCGGATTCTCCTTTGTCTGAAAGTGATATTCCGGATGGAAATATAAGCGGCGGGCATATGGTGTTGTTGACACTATGCTGACTTTTCCCTGGCCGGACTGTGAGTGATCAACAAACGTGCTTTCATTCTGCAGATTTCCTGTATCACGTGGGAATACCTGCGCCTGCACCACTTCTGTATGCAGTGCCTCCGCAGTCAGCTCAAGAGCCTGTGCCTGTGCATCGGTGAGCTGCCGGATCTTCGGAAAGTTCATCTTTATCGTTGAATTGACCTTTATCACAGCAGCATCACCTCCGTATAATTCACAGTCCCATCCGGATTCCGGTTCTTCCGGGCTTCCTGGATCCGGCGCTGCACTCCGAACACGATCGCTGTACCGCCGGATATTGTCGGAAGCTCCGGACAGATATCCCCGGGGAAAAGCGCGGATCCGGTGATCTGGACCAGCTTCTTTTCCTCTGTGAATATCGTCTTTGCCTTATCCTGATAATTGCACTTGCCGGTATATGTCACCGGCTCCAGGGGCTCTCCATATTTACTCACGCCTTCTCTGGCTATGCTGACTGTGATATCAGTCTGACACAGCCGTTTTGGCACTAAACACGGATATCTCATAAGCTCACCTCGCTAACCGGCAGCACAGGCCTGTCTGTTGCAGCATGGAATATGTATCCCGCCGCATGGCTACGCCCTTATCAGCAAAAACATTCCAGGCACTGCCGAACTGCATGGACACACCGTTGATGCTGTACGATGACAGGACACTTGCGATCATATCTGCGTTTTCGGTTTCAAAGTCTGCCTGCTGACACACCACTTCCAGGATGATCTCCTGCTGATACTCCGTGAGATTATCAAAGCCTCTTCCTACGATACGGTTAAAGGTCAGGGAATCCACGTGCCTGCTTGCCTGGATAAGGGCTTTTTCCTGATCGTCTTCCGAAATCAGTGTTCCTTTGTATTGGGTTTTGTAATAATCTTCTGATGCGTATGATTTATAAGTCATCCTGCACCTCTTATTTCTTCGCTCTTGCAGACGATGCCTTTTCGGGTGCCTTTTCTTCTGTCAAAGCTGAGAGTTTTTCCTTTAACTCCCTGTTTTCTTCCTGAAGTTTCAGATAATCTTCGTATGGCACCATCTTTCCTTTTCCGCAGGCAATCATCATCCCGTCCTCGAAGATATCATATCCCTGGGACCGGTAATTGTCTTTCTCTGATTCTGTGATCGTATAGACTTTATTCCCTTTTTCTGCCGTCATATCATTCACCCACCTTGTTGACTGCAATACCGCAGGACTTATTCTCGATCAGGAAAGTATCTGTATAATACCGGTTCTGGTATACATACTTATCTGCTGTACGAGAATCGCTGCCCGGGGTAAACAGTTTCATGTATGCGTATTTATCGCGGCTGATCACGCAGGACGGATGTACCAGGATCATGTTGATCTGCTTCGCACCGATCGCAGGCACACACCCCGTTGTGAAATCGTATTTATCCTTGAATCTTGCAGACGGAACTGTTTTGATCATTACATCGTCCAGGCCATGCACCCTGCGGTCGATCACTCCTGCTGCTCCGACTGACATGGTTCTTGTGATGCCATCTGCTTCCTTCAGAAGTTTCTGTACGGCGGACGTAAGATACAGGATACGTCCTTCCTGCGGTACAGAAGCATCATCCATGTCTGCCATCCACTGATCAAAATACTCAAGGATATTCTGTGTTGTAAGTGCTGTAGTATCTACCACTGCGCCTTTGGATTTATATGTTTCTGCCTCTTTTGCCAGTTTAGAAAAACGATAGCTGTCTTTCTCCGGAATTGCCTGTTCCTCTTCAAAGACATTCTGGATATTTGCAATCTCAGTGACAAGGTTAGTCTCGTCAATATCCATCGGATCAATGGCAATCTCAATATCTCTGTCGTGTTCCAGTTTCTTTGGCTCCCAGTCATTAGAAATGGTGCCAGCGTTGAATCCCATGGTGTTTCTGTTGTGATCCTTGTATCCGGATACAGTCAGTCTTGGGATCTTAATTGTCTGCGCGTTCAGGAATTTGATTCCCTGATTGGAGAGAGTCAGGTCATTGGATACCATCTCTCTTGAGTATTTCTGTGCAAGTTCTCTCATAAAAAGTTCTGCATATTCAAATGTTGACATTCCTTTTTACCTCTTTTCTATTTTTTATTTCCAAAAATGGCCGCAAGCTGGTCATTCTGGTTTGTCTGCTGCTGATTGCTTCCAGGCGCTCCGATCTGGAAACCTGACTGCTGCTGTGTCTGTGGTTTCAGTTCTGGAAGAACTTTCAGCACGTTATCCAGAGCTGTTTTTAAGTTTTCCTCACTAATCTTCCCGTCTTTGTCCATTACTTCTGACATGTCTGCCAGTTTCAGCACGAACGGGATCTTTTCCGGATTGATTCCGAGTTTTACTGCCTGTAACATGGCTGCATTATTAAGCTGCGCTTTCTGTGTTGCCTGCTGTGCCTGTGCGAGCTGTGTCTGCATTCCCTCTACATCCGGCTGGTTGGCTGCCTGCTGCTGTTTGTAATCTGCAATGGCCTGTTCCGCCTGTTCTTTAGTAAGGCCCTGCTGCTTGAAATACCCTTTCAGTACAGTGTCTTCCGTAGCGCTCTGCTTTCCGGCTACGATAGTTGCCAGACGGTCATAGTCGAACTGGAAGGACTGCTGTCCACCCTCACTGCCGGCACTTCCGCCGGTACCAGCGCCTCCGGTTCCGCCTGTAGTGCCTTCTCCTGCGCCTCCTTCAGCAAATAACTGAATGTTCATAGGGATCCTGCACCTAAATTTCTTATACATGTCTTTATGCTCCTTTACAGTTTTTTCTGTGCTGTCTGCACTTACAGTTTTATGTGTGTCTCACAATAACAGTTGTTATCCCGGTGTCTCCGTGTAGTTTTCTGTCTTCGGACATAAAAATAAGGCGTTTCACCCTACGCCTCAACGGGAGATTTCGGATCACCGCCTTTCTGGTTTGTGATCTCTTTTGCTACTCTGTAAGATACAAGGTACTTTCCTCTTTCTTTTGATACCTCGTATTCCTCTCCGACTTTCCGGAGCTCCAGATCATTTTCTTTGTCATAAAAATCATGGATAACTCTGATTTTCATCAATCTCACCTCCCCTCCGTTGCACCGGTGCAATTACAGTTTAAAGCACATATTCTGAAACTTCTTATAAGCATCAAGGTATAACTCGTGCTTATCTCCGTTATATGTCAGCTCATAATACATTCCATCCGGCACAGTCGTGCTCAGAAGTGCTTTACTGTTCTGTAATGTCTTACAACTCCATACCACGTACACATCCTGTACTGTGATCTGTTTTCCATCGGTCTTATCCATGTGTGAATTTGTATATTCAGCTACTTTTGCTTTACAAATCCTTAAGAATTCTTCGTTCCCCATTACTTACCTCCTACGCAATGTTCAATTTTCTTTATTTCATCTTCTAAAACAGTTATTACTTTTTTGTGCACGCTCTGTTCTTTGCGTCATTAATTATTTTTGCAATCTGCTCCGGAATTGTTTCGCCCTTTTCCATTGCCAGAAATCCTTCGGCAAAAGTCTCGTATGGATTCTCCGCTGCATATCGGCTGATTCTGGATGCTTCAACTTTTCCTTTTGCAGAATAATGTTTGTTTATATCGTATTTCCAGTCACCACTTAAGCTTCCTCCCAGCTCCTTCATTCCATAAATCGACTTTTTCTGAACATAATCAACTTCTGCATGTCGGTGTATAAAATGTCCATATTCATGTACAAAACAATCCGTCACATTTTCTCTGACCGCTGTTCTCTTCTCGTTTAGCTGTATTTCAGCTTCGACTTTCTGTATCCTAGCTTTTTCTCTCTCGTAACCTTTTACAGATTTATCTGCTAAAATCTTTTCAGCTTCATTGTGTCTCTGTTCAGCTTTTCTTTTAATGTCATAATGTTCATTGTATTCAACGAGCGAGTGTTCCGATTTTCTCACCTGTTCCAAATATTTGTCAGGATCATTAAAATTATTAGAAATGTAAATCGTATCATCAATCCAGTTATATGTAGCCGTTGCATTCTCTACTTTTACAGGACTATATACTACAGTCTTCGGCATGATCCCATATTTTTCATGTAAATTCCTGATTGTGCTTTCCAGATCATCTACCGCTTCTGGTTTCATTTTTCTTGAAAACTTAACATTTTCAAGAATTCCGTCCTTGACCAGTCGTTTTTCAGCAACATTTTTATAAATTTCCTGCTTATTCAAAATCTGATTTTTCAGGTCTTCAAGCAAATTTCCGATTGCTTTTTTCTGTTCACTAGCCTGTTTCAACTGTTCTATTTCTTTCGGAGTTCCTGTTAGCTCAAAATAAACTTTCTGGGTAAGGGCGTGTTCTGTTTCTTCTACTTTTCGCAGTTGTTCCTCCAGGCTATTCTGTCTCCTGTACGCATCTGCAACTTCCGCCTTGATAACGTTTCTGTTATCCTGTACAGTTATTGAATCTTTTATAACTTCGCCCTGTCTATGCCATTTTTTTTGTTTTATTTTGTATTTTTTCTCATTTTCTCCGTCTAATGCCATATCGGTAAGTAGTTTATACTTTTTCTCCTGTCGTTCTGCGTACTGCTGCCGAGCCTCTTGCTTGTTCTTCTTTTCTATTTCCTTAATCTCTTTTTTCGTGAACTTCCCATCCGGCGGGGGGGATATTCCAGGAAAATAGGTCGTGTGGCTGTCCCTACAGCGCGGATGGTACAGGCCGGCAGCTATAGCTTCTGACAGCAGCTTATATCCGGTCTCTGAGGCTTCTTTCCTGGTTCCGCCACTCCAGACATCATCGACCATGACTTTCCCTACGAACGGGACACACAGAGGACAGGGACATCCACTGCCTCGCTTATTGATGATCACGGTATGTACTCCCCACTCCTGGCGTTTCACGCCTTCTCCCTGGAGGTATGCTCTCTTGCTGGCTGTCCGGATCGCCATGTCCGCATAATCCGCAATGGTATGTCTTGCTCCGTTCGCGTACTGAATGCAGTTAAGGCCTGCTTTCAGGAAGTCTTTGGTCGCCATGTCAACGGCTGTCTCATATGTTGCAGCACCTGTGTTCGCATATACCTGGGCGTTGTAGATGATCTTCCGGTACTGGTCGTTCGCCATGCGGAGGACTGCTGTCTCTGCCTTTTCCATATCGTCTGTGGTGGCTTTGATCAGTGCTTCCAGCTTCCGGTCATTCAGTTTAAAGAACTCTGCCATGCCGCCTTTCGTGACACGCTTTGCCGGAAAGCCTTTCCGGATTGCTTCCAGGATCTTCTTTTCCTGTTCCATCTGGCCTTCTATGTTTGCGGCCGCTATCAGGCCGCTGATCTTGGCATTGATATCTTTAAACTGCTTGCCGTACTTCTTTTTGTTGTCATGCTTATACTTTTCCAGGGACTTCAGCATCTCTGTCTGCCACATGGACCACTGCATCTTTTCATCGGATTCTTCCGCTTTGTGGCGTTTCATGTTCCGGATCATGGATGCCATCAGTTCATTCTCAATAGCTTCAAATGCGGCTCCGATATCATATACATCATTGATCTTCGCCATATCACTTACCTGCTGTTATAGTGGACCTTGAATCCCTGCTGCCTGAACTCCCTCACTGTGGCTTTCAGCTTTGTTACGCTGACGCAATGGTCATTCCGGAGCTCTGCATAATCACTTTTCTCGATTGCGTACACTCCTATCGGAAGTACCTGCTGCCTGGCCACTTCCAGAAGCTCCCGGTATCTCTTTTTGCTCATCTGGTACATTCTGGGTCCCACTTTTACCTTCATCCGGTTCTCCTCCTGTCTCCTGTCACATCCGCACGGAAATCACCCGCAGCCATATTCACTGCCGGTTCTTCCATGTCCTGTATGCCCTGTTCCGCTTTCAGACGGGCGATTTCTTCCTCTTTGCAGTGCTCGTCCAGGCTGTCACCGTAAAGTTCTTCTACGCACCGCTCAATGCTCATGATCCCGCCCTGCTTTGCCTTGGAAACAGTTTCCACCTGACTCTCGAAAGACGGGTTGGCATATTCTTTGAACTTGATGTTCACCTCTACTTCTTCCAGTGTCTCATTGTGGAGAAGATGATAGGCATTGATTGCAGCACTTATCAGTTCCGGAAGTGTTTCCTGGAGAGCTTCGATGATCGCATCCCTGGTATAGAGAGTCGTCTTCTCTTTTTCCCTCTGGGCATCTGCGTTATCAAGCTTTTTCACATCAATACCCAACGTTGAGGGACTGATGATTCCCTGCAGGCACAGATCCAATGAGGTACAGTAGGATGCCAGGTAACTGTCATGGGCTATGGACGGCTGTATCGAAAGGATCTGGTTCTTTCCGTTCTCGTCCATGTTATTGTCACCAACTATAAAGCGGTTATCGAACGCATTTGGCTTCATAAATCCGCCTCCGTTCGGATCTCTCGGGATATAACTCTCCGGGATATAGGTCCTTGTCCTTCCTGCCCTCAGTGCATCCATCCACTGGCTCCATGTCTCATCGAAAGCATCAAAGGCATCCAGTTTTCCATCGAATATGCTGCCGCCCCTGCCTTCAAACTGACTGCTTTCATAAACCTTCAGCGGTACGGCAAGGATCACGCTCTTATCAAATGTCACTGTCCTCATATCAGCTGTTTCATCCAGTGTATTGAGCGGTACCTCTGTCTCTCCTCTGTACAGGTGTGGATCAATGTACCCGTAACCATAGTGTTCATTGAGAACATACTGCCGTTTCCCATCCATATACACTTTTTTGAATATGATCTCTTTCAATCTTCCGCGGTTCAGGACAATCTCGATGTGTTCCCCCGGATACCACTCCAGGATCGGATACTGACTCAGGTCTGTATCAACAGAGATCTTGTATGCTCCATCACCGATGAACAGTGTTTCTTTCAAGGATTTTTCGAACTTCTTCCTGAATTTATTATCTTTCTCGATTTCTCCCCAGAGCTGTTCCTGCTTCGGGCTTGAGAATTCAAACTTTTCCATTCCGGAAACAATGATGCTGTTCAGTACCCGGACGATCAGCGACGGAAGTCCTGTATGGATCTTTCTCATTTCCATTCCCGGTGTACACCTGGAACTCCAGAATTTCTGTTTATCTGCATATTCCGGCATCTGACGGTACATCTGCTCGATCTTGTTCCCATCCGCCGAATACCATATCCTGTTTCTTATAGCATTCAACTCAAAATCCATGGTTTCATCAATCTGTATCGCATACGGGCTGGCCGGTACAATGTTCAGCCATGACCGGATCCCATGCTTTATCGTCTCATTCAATTTCTGCATCCACCCCATTCCTTTATTCCTCCTCAAAGCCTATTCCATTTCTGTATGGAATCCATCCATACTGACTGGCGTTTATCGTGTGGTCGTTCCTGTCTTCCGGAATATCCTTATCCTCATTCCAGGAATATTTTTCCAACTCTGCTATATGCTCTGTACATTCATCCACAACCAGGTAACAGTCCTGCTGGATCCATCCCAGCTGCAGCTTGATTCTGTCAAGAATCTCGACTTTTTTGTAAGACTCGATGAAATTGTACAGACATCCGTGAAGACGTTTATACTTCCTCAGCTCCGTAATCGTGGCCGCATCTGCACAGTCCACAAACGTATCTTTTGCAAAGCCCCATTTTTTTCTCTGCCTTTCCAGAAATTCTATAAACTTCACTGCCGTATCTGACGGGGCAAGGGGCTGGTCTTGCTGTATACCTTCTCAGCAAGTGTGATCAGCTTTCTGTCTTCTGTGATCCCCTGGAATATCATTGCGATCGTATCCGGAGACTTAGAAGAATAAGACGTGTCAAGGCCGCAGGTGAACTTTTTGAACTTCAGCTTTCCTGCTGCCATCTGGGCTCTCACACATTTCTCAGATACAACATGCTTCTTTCTGCTGAAATTCGGGAACACCAGACCTGTAGCTTTTCCTCTCAAGCCCTCGATCTTGTTCTTCCAGATCTTTGTTCCTTTCGGTGTGTTCTGTATGATCTGCTTCTTCTTTTCTTCCGGAAGTCCTGCATTATCATCAAAAGAAAAGAACCAATGTACCCAGCCGGATTTTGGTTCTTCTTTCAGCTCATCTTTAATTTCCTGCGGCGTATACTGCTCCCATTCCGGAAGTGGTCTGCTACTGTTTATATACTCTTTATACACATCCAGGGTAGGATCGTCCGGGTTGAGTGTGGCCATGAGGTAATCACAGCGCATGGATGCTTCTCGAACGAAATCAATATCTGCAGTGTTGATCTCATCAATATACAGACATCCATACTGACCGCCAAGGGCTTTCTGCCACTTCTTCTTGTCTCCATATCCCATCACATATATGACTTTATCGCCTTTGTTGGTATGAAACAGGATATGTGGTATCTTGTCGTCCTTTGTGCCGTTTCCGTTGTACTCAGTCAGGATCCCGAAATCATCAACGATCCCAAGATCTTTATTGATGATGTTCTTTTCAGCTGTTCCGGTATCTTTCGCAGCCAGGATATGCAGTTTCTTTGGCGATTCTGCAACCTTGCACATGAATTTAAAAAGCCCGACTGTGGTTTTACCCGCCGCTGTAGTGCCTTCCAGGAACTCAACCGGAGCATTACATCTGAGAAATGCTTTGTATTTCTCTGAAAGTATCAGTCTTTCTGTACTCACTATCCATCACCACGCAACTGCTCCAGGATATCTCCCAGTTTCTTTTTCTCTTCTTCCAAGCCGGATACTTCTAGCTTATCCTTAAACATGCCAAGGTGCCGACCGAGTAGTTCAAGAGCCTTCTCTTTGTCATTCAGCTTTACCTTAATTCCAAACTTACCTTCTTCAATTCCGGCAAGGGCCCTGACCTGCTGTTCATCCAGTTCTGCTGTGTCTTTGATCCTGACACATTCATTCTTTATCTCTGCGTAATCCGTAGCTTTTGCAAATGCGATCGCTGCCAGTTCCTGCAGGACCCTGTCCTGAGTGATCTCTGTACGTTTCTGGCGTTCCTGCATCCGCTCTTGAATATATGCTGCAACCTTAGTATTTCTTAGCAATTTACTGCCGTTTACAGCTGCTGCTTCTTCCTTCTTCACAGACGGATACGCTACCCGGTAAGCCCTCGTAGCATTCAGATCTATCAGATATTCATCTGCAAATATCTTTTGTTTTTCAGTCACTCAGACTCACCTACTTTCATTTATTTTTAATACAGTCCTGCCGGCACCATAGTGACAGCCGATTGCCGCCACGCCGAAAGGAGGTGTGTTAACACTTACATACAGTGAATCCATGCGTAAAGTATGTATGTGCTGGTGCCGTGCACGCTGTACGAAAATTACATACAAAAAGACACCTGACTGCTGCCAGATGCCTTCTTGTTGTATGATCGGAGTTTCATTATGCAGGTGTGGGGGTATACACCTGATCGGAACGGATGGGATCGAACCATCGACACGCTGGATATGAGTCAGCTGCTCTTCCTACTGAGCTACGTTCCAAGAACGCCACCAGGTGCGGATTTCCTGGCGGTTCTTCGAAAGCCGCCGGCCTTTATGCCTTTGGCTTCTATTGTATTCTATAACGACTTTTCCGACCTTTCCGACCTTTTTTCATTTTATATCACTTTTTTTGAGATATTCATCACGAATATGTAATCTTGGATAATCCGGACTCTGGGAATATCCTGTCTTTTCTGCTATCTTCTCCCAGGTCATTCCCTGCTGGTAAAATGCCTTAAACACATATCTTGTCTGGCCATCTTCAATGCTTTGGATCCATTGTTCCACTGCTGCCGCCTGTGCCATTTTATGATCGTATGTGTGTTTTCTCCGGTCATATCGTGCCTGGTCGAATCCAACTACACTCTGTGGTCGCGCAAATCCTGTGCTGTAATCAAATATCGTACTGTTCCCAAGACCGGCCTCCCCTTGTTCCATTTCAGCCAGTTCCATGCTGAGGATCGGTATTTCCCTCTTTAACTTTCTGTAGTTATCCAGAAGCTTCCTGGTGATCTTGATCTCGCCCACTGGTATCCTCCCCTTTCGATGCTTTTAGCCGGGAACGTTTATGCTCCCGGCTTTCTCTGCATTTCTTTTATTTATCCGCGATCACGGCATCGGCTCCCTGGACTGTAATCCAGCCGTTTTTGTAGTGAGCTTCTGCCTCCTTCATCTTGATCAGCTCGTCCGTGATGGATGCACTGAGTTCGTTATTAGCCTCTGCCTGTGCTTTTGCTTTAATCTTTGTGTTCTCAGCTTCTGCTGCTGCCTTGACCTTGGCTTTCTTTGCATCTGCTTCTGCCTTGGTCAGTTCAATCTGAGCATCCGCTTCTGCCTGAAGCTTTTCTGTTTCCTTCTGAACCTTTACTTTTTCCTGCTCTGCCTGAGCCTGTTGTTTTTCCTGCAGGGCAGTAACACGATTATCAATGGCCTGTTTCAGCTTTTTATCCGGATGCACATCCACGATGGAAGCGTCCAGAACTTCAACACCGTACTTTTTATGGAAATCCTTGTTAAGATATTCCGTGATGGCATTGTTCAGTGCGGATCTGTTTCCGGAATAGATGTCCATCATGGAATAATTCGTTGTAATCTCCGAGATTTTTGATTTCAGAACAGTTTTTACACGGTTTTCGATGATATCCTCTCCGTCCATTCCCTTGAAACGTTTGTATGTATCAATCACCGTGTCCGGATCATATCGGTAACTCATCTGGAAAGATACTGCAATGCTGGCATCATCCGATGTGGCCACTTTAAAAGAATCATCCTCTTTACTGCCGTCCCTTTTGTCCTTTGTGAGAACGAGGATCTCGTTACTGGTACTAAATTCCTTTACTTTGTTCATCGGTGCAATAAAATGCATTCCGGGGGTGAGTACTGTGTCCTGTACTCCGTCTTTATAGTTATAAACAATGCCGACTTTGCCTGTGCCGATAAGATCCATTCTTGATACTGTGTATCCTCCGCCAAGAACTGCTACTGCTGCCACGATTCCGATAATAATCTTACTTTTCATTTTTGTTCTCCTTTTCTTTGATAGCTTCTTTTACTTTGTTGTATGTTTCATCTTCAATCTCGAATTTCTTCTGCTGCCGCCTGATCGACAGGATCACTCTGCTTCCAATCCAGGCCAGCACCAGGGCTGCGATTCCGAACACCATACCGGAACCAAGAAATATTACCCACATCATTCTCACCTCCTCTGTGGCCATTCACGACCTGTTTTTTTATCCCTCAGTCCTGTAATCTCTAATCCCAGCAGACCTGCCATATTATTCAGGACACAAAAGGCGTTATAAATGTGTGTCGGCATCCTGCCTGCTGACCGGACCGCTTTACCGGCTGTCGGATCTGGATAGCCTTCATTGTTCTTGTAGTTCATTTCACACCTTCTTTCATTTCCTCAAGTCTTTCCTCTGCATCTTCCCGGCTAGAAAATATAATCTGCTTGACTTTACCAGCCTTTATGTAGTGAATCGTGTTTCCTGTCAAATATGGATAATGTATCTCCTTCCAGTCTTCCGGAAGAAGATTTGATGTACCTGGGCAGTGCTGATACAGGATACAGTTGCTGCAGGTTCCATCTTCACTGGCCGGCTGGCTTTTACAGAACTGGATCAGTGTGTTGTATGCTGCCAGTGCCAGCTCTGGAGTAATGTCCAACTTCTTTTCATGTTTCTTGATTCTGGGTTTCTCTGCCTCCCGATACCGGTCACAGTGGTCTCCGTCTTCTACAAGGATTCCTTTACGATCACAAAGACCATCGTCGTTATCGATACAGTTTTTGCATGTCTTCATATCTTTCCTCCTTACGATATCCTGATTGCTCTGTTTACCCGGCGCTGGCCTTTTGGCCTGGGTGTGAAAATCTCTTTTTCTTTACATTCCATCGGACTGCAGCCCCTTGAGTGACCTGTGATCAAAAGATATTCGCAGAACCTGGAACCAGTCGTGTTTGTGTCTCCGCCTCTGTAAAAATACAGGCATTTCTCGCAATGTTTCTTTTTGTTATGATTAATCTCTCTTTCTGTCAGCTCTGACCATTTCTTCATCATTCTCTCCTGACGGACCTAAAAAGTTTCGTCCGAACACTTCCATAAATTTTGCGTGACCATATCTCTTTTCAAATTCTCTCTGTGCCATGCGCTGCATCTCGTGCCGGATCCGGGCGTTGTTGTGTACAGCCTCCGGGCCGTAGATGTGATGATCATTGCACAGGTATACTTTCAGACCATATTCCTCAGAGTTCTTCCGGTTTGGTCCTCCGAACACATGATGCTCATCAAGGATCCTGTGTTCATTCCAGTTATCGTGAAGCGCAACACAGAGATAGCAGGTCCGGCTGCTCTTGTCATGCAGGATGCTGGCCGGATGGCGCATTCTCTTTTTCTTTTCTTTTGTTTTCGGGAATAACATTCCTTCTCCTTTCCCCTGCCGCAGTCTGACAGGCTCGTGCGGCAGGATGTCATAATTTATGTGAATCTGATTTTCAGAAAACACCCTTTACTCAATCCATGGACGTCCTTTTTTGTCCACTTTTCCACACAGCCATTCTTCCCAGAAGCTGATCTCTCGTAACCTGGAGAATGGTATACTTCCAAAGGTCCGCATTGCTGCTGCCACGTAATCCGCCCAGCCGTATAATGTGAGCGTTTCAAGATATTCTTTCCGGGTTATTGCTTTTTCCGGAATAGCTTCCGGAATAGTTTCATTGTTTTCCGGTACTGGGTCGGACTTCTGTTCTTCTTTATGGATCTCCGGTGCAGAATCTTCTGGTTTCTTTTTCGAGATATCTGGTCCTTGCACCGGTTCCGGCATATATTCCGGATGCTGATCGATACTGTCCTGTCCGGGGATCTGTTCTTCCGGTTGCGCCGGCGCAATCTCTGGTTTTTCAATCACCTTCTCGGCTGAAATATCCTCCTGTACCTTTCCGGTGATTTCACCGCTATACTCTGGCATCTTCGGTTCCACAGGTTCTTTCTGTTTCTGGGCTGTTGTTCCCTCGCCTGGCAGTACCCCGAAGCATTTCTCCCAGGTATGCGCCCCTGCATCGTACTCATCGAACAGGCTGTGCACCACATCAAGGAAATATCGATACGTAATATCCACCGGCATCTCTCCGAACACTTTGACCATGATCCCTTTTGATTCATCATAAAACATCAGATACACAGTGCCTTTCCGGTAACTCCTGCTGCCGGACGGGCTGATCATCTCTGCCAGGTCTTTTGGTTCCGTGATCGAGCTGTACACTGCGTTGAGGATGTCTTTATTCTCCCTGCAAAACTCCTGTATCGTTGCTTTCAGCTTTTCTTCCGGGCTTTTGGCATCCTTCCAGTCAAACAGCCGGGCCGGATCTGCTTCATTTTCTTTTTCAAACCTCTGGAATTCTCTGATATCCTCCCTTTTTACTTCCGGCGTGAACATCTGCCGGTCTGCTTCCTGGACCTGCAGGAGTTCGGTCAGCTGCGAGAACTTAAATTCTTTCATATACGGTCATAAAACGGCTGACACCGGTCCTGTTCATCCCATATTCTGCTGCCGCAAATTCGGCTATGCTGCTGTATCCGTCATTTTTATAAGCGCCCGACCGGTCAATCCTGGTCAGCTGCCATCCGATCCGGACAAAGCTTTTTACGATACCTCCAAGATTATTTTTGATGTCGTTTTTGCTCTGGATGTATTCATCCATGCTCAGCTGTACATATTCCATGCTTTCCTCCTTATGCGGTCACTGACTTTATCTGCTCTTTTTCCTTTAATGTTTTTATGTATCTTCTCAGATGCCTTTCTATCCTGATTTCATCCGGCTTTGTATCCCGGATCCCATACCACTGCAGGATCTTTGTCCCGCAGATCTCTATTGTGATATACGGTGTTTCCGGCGCTGACTTTGAACGCAGGAAAAGGATCGTGCTCCGGCCGGTGTTATGCTTATTCAGATAGCTGTCCCCGCCGACGCAATGATGTAGTATCCTTCCTTCTGCAACGATCTCTTCTGCTGATCTTGCCGGCCGTATCAGATAATCCTCGTCTTCGTAAAAATATTGATTCCTCAGACCCCTGTAGTTCTTTCGGATGTCCGGATATTTTTCGCTAACTGCCTGTTCTCTCTTGCGGATTTCTTCCGCATTTGTCTCAATGACCATCCGGTCATGGGCAAGCCTCAGGTCTCTCGGAAAAAGGAAAATCTGGTTATGCAGGTCATACCCCCTCTGTATCCGCATATGCAGATAATCCACATAAGTGCGGGTTACGCCGCTTACAGCACTTGCCATCCTTCCACACATGGGTTCCTGCATAGTATCCGGGATCCCGCATCCGGAATACTGCTCTATCCTGTGCATGAACTTTGCTACTGTGGTGTATTTCAATATTTCTTCCAGATCGCTCTGCCGTACCTGGCTTTCCGCAAGGAATATGCTTTCCTGTACTGTCACCTGGAGTCCCATCCGTTTCTCCATCTGCCACACTTTCAGATAGTCAGGGTTTCCCTGCAAGGTCTTCAGGTCCCTAAGCCTTCTTTTATAGATTCCAAGAAAACATTCCGGCTTTATGGCATCCTTGTCTGCTATGATCCCGCAGTAGCCCTCTACTATAGATTCCGCTATATGATATAATCCCATTTTCACAAACATCTCTATCTGCGGCCATTGGATATATCTTTCGAGGTATTCTTTCAGGTTGTACATGGTCTTATGTTTTCCATACATCTCTGCTGCCGAATATCTCAGGAATGTGGTCCGGAGTTCTTTGTAGCTTTCCGGATATATCTTTGCTGCTTTGATCGAAATGTTGTTCATTCCGCACAAATTGCAGTCATCCCAGAATTCTCCGGAGTAAGAACTAAATTTATGATAATCTGTCTGTGGCCTTTTTCCTTTTTCCAGGTAAGTCCTTGCGATCTCAGTTATGATCATCTTTTCGCCTGCGCCTGTCATGATCTCTTTTTCATCCAGGAAAGTATCCAGTCTGTATATTTTTTCTATCTCCGCATATCTGATCACTGCTCCATCATCCTTATATCTCTGTGCAATAAAGCAGTTCATCCCATGCCCCCATACTCCTTTGGCCTTTCCCTGGGCTTTATACACCCCTGTAGCACCACAATGAGGGCACGTTCCCACCGAATCATGTTGCGGGACCGGGATTATCTTTTCAAACTGTCCCTCGTAGGTGTCTTTGCTTCTGACCGCTGCCTCCGTCACCTGTCCGCATGCAGAGCAGGCTATATCCGCATATCTTCCATGACGCTTGTAGTACAGGAAGTGTTCTGCGGGGTGTTCTGTTCCCGTTCTTTAAGCCTGTCCGCACGTTTGTCTTCCCTTTTCTGGACTCTTTGCGCTTTGATGTTATAGATCAGGCTCTGCAGGGCACCTACCCAGGTGGTGTATTTCCGTTCCCACGTATCTCCAGTAAACTTCCACACCATATCTCCCTGGGACCTAGCCATATAACACTTGTTGTCTCTTTTTTTGCAGTTACTGCCAATCTTTTCCCTTTCTTCATCCAGACCTGCTGCCGACCAGACCCCTGCATCCGGATAATACAAGCCCCAGTCCTTCTGGGTAAACACCATCCGGATCCACGGGGTCTGCAGCTCCCGTTTTTTGTTTTCGTAAACTTCAACAAACAGATGGCTCTCTCCACGGATATCCTGCAAAAATACAACTGCTGTGTTACGATACTGTTTGTCTGCCCTGACACCGCCCCGGAAAGGGATCTTTTCTATCTCCTTTTTCTTCATTTCCTGCTGCCTCCCAGATAGTAATCACGGATCAGTTTTTTTGCGGTACCCATGTCCGGATCTCCGAAGGTCACTTTTCCGGCGTTGACTCCTGCAGCCTTTATGATCTCCTTGTCCACAGGTACCTGGTTCTTAAAGGCATACTTCAAGATCTCTGCGATGCACTGCTTCAGGCTCTTTCCTTTCTTGCGGACCTGGTGTGCGACCATCTCATCCTCCATACAGAGCCCCCGGATATACTCCACCCAGTCATTCATCAGACCGGCCAGTTTCAGAGATCCGCATTCCACATCCAGTTTCCCCATGGCGGCCGTCACAGCGTCACAAAGATACGGGATATCGCCGGACTGATACATCTCAACATAGTCTTCCGGGATGCCGTTCTCCTGCGCCATCACTTTCAGGCTCTGGATATCTCCTTCATTCAGCAGGTTCTCTGCAAGCTCGTTGATCTCCCTGCAGCTGCTCATCTCTCCAAATCTTTCGAACATTTACATCTTCTCCTTTCGTTTTTTCATAGCTCCCTGAAGCCAGTTTGAGTAACTGTGCTTCCCGGCTTTTGCTGTTAATGTTAAGCGATGCTCTTCTATCAGCTCCCAGATCCTTTTCCAGAGTTCTGCGTTCCCAATCCTGGTGCCTCTGGCATCTTCCCAATTGGCTGCTGCCATTTCCGGAAGTTTCCGGATACGGGAGACCACATAAACATCTTCTGTATGGACGCAGACATTGCTTGTCTTTCTGATCCGCGATAATGCTGCCACCAGATTTTGAAGGGTTGCACTATGGTATGTTCCAGAAATACATTGGAACCCTTCTGCTGTTTTAATTGCGCCGGCGCAAATCGTTTCCAGGATATATGCACATTTTCTCTCTGTATTCTTCTGGGCCTTGCTGTCTGCCTCCAGATATATGTCTACTTTCCACATGTCAATCCCTTCTATTCCCTGTTCTGACCAGTATGTAATGCCGGTATGCGTAGCCTGTCACCTTGTTTTTCCCATGTTTTACTGAACCAGGAACAATCGCCCATCCCTTTGGTGGTTTCGGATCTCTCGGTATCCCCTGCCTGTCCACCAGGCTCCGTTTCTTTATCTCTTCTTTCTCCGGATCCTTGCGGATCAGGTTTCTGGATGGGTGGTACCGTTTCAGGTCCTCTGGCTCATGTTCTTTCAACGGCTTGGTTATGTATTCTGCCAGTTCTCCGGAATCTACGTCATATACTCTCTTCGTCTGTGCATGGCCATGGTTCCATAACATTTCCACTAGAAGCCCTGTATCTGTCTCATTGTTTGATTTCCGGTTGACCAGGATATGTACGTGGGGTCCGCCCTGCTTTCCAATCTCCAAGCGGTATATGTACTTCAACTCCCATCCATATTTTTTATACTTGTCCCGGAGCTTTCGAATGAATTTTGACATATCTTTCTGCATCTGTTTCCAGGGCGGCCGTGAGCCTTTCTTGTACGTCAGCGTGAACCAGTAATCTCCTATTCCGAAATTCCATTTAATCAGACGGCGGACATCCCGTTCCCTTTTCCATTGGTTCTGTTTAGCGATCTCTTCCGGAGTGGCTTTTCTCCTCTTCTGTCTTTTCTGTCCCCTGGCTCCATATCT